GTTTTGGAAAAACACGGGGCAAGAACAGTCCATGAGTGTCAGGGGAGCACTTTTAACAACGTAATTTTGTACTTTGATATGGCCAGCACTCCTTTGAGAAACAAGTCTACGGAGCATTTGATCGTAGCAATGTCTCGCCATAGGGAAAAGCTCATAGTTATTGAGCACCACAGAGAGCATATGAACACTCTCAAAGTGCTTTACCCTGATGCCTTCATGAATCACGAGGCAGTCTTTGGCAATGATGCGACTTTGACCAACGCCACTGTTGAACCAGAAAATGAAACAGTTCTGTTGAGAACCGTTCCGGAGTGCAGGGCCGATGTGATGGAGATTGACCATGCCGAAGCTGATTTGATTTTGCAGGAAATCCTACCTTCGGAAGTCGAGTGGATTATGCCATGTGCCATCCAGTTGGATTGTTACCCTTCCGGCGGAGATTGGAAATTTGTGACAAACACTGATGTGGCCAGGGATTACACCATGGCCCGAAAAACCAGATGTTTTTCAATGGCTCATAGAAGACTCAAGAGCACCCATTCGAGGAGCACAGCGCAGGCACTGGATACTTTCCTCGGTAGATACCGAAAGCCGGCCACACATTATAAGCCAGATAACCAAAAGGTTAGACATACAGCACAGCACTTGGCTGATCAATGTATTCGGCGCTTCTTTAATAAGGAGCGTACTTTTGAGTTGGACGATCTGTTTCAGGCCATCGATAAAGTGACAGCCCGGATGAACAAAGGTGCGAAGTTGTCGCAGGTTGAATTGGTTAGAGACACTTTTCCGAAGATTGAAGGCTTCATGAAGAAACAAGAAAAGTATAAGCCGAAAGAAAATGCGACCTATGCACCGAAACAAGGGCAGGGAATTTCAGCAACTGACAAGTCCTACAACCACATGATGCTAGTGATAGCTGATCTTTTCACGAAGAGCGTCAAGAGGAATTTGGATGGGAAAATCACCTTACACGATGGACAAGCGATTACCGAGACTCTCAAGGATGCCCCGCTTTTCCTTTCTCAAGGATATAAATACGGGGGCACTGATCTTTCAGAACAAGATTCTAGCTTTCTTCTTTTGCACCATGAGGTTAAACAACGATTGATTGAAGTACTGCTCACCCGTTATGGCGAAAATTACAAGAGATTGACCAAGATGGAGAAAGAACGTTTTGAGAAGTGGGAAATTGTGGTTCGTGATGTTATCAAAATGGTTGTTGAGAGCATGAACCAATCAGGAAATCCCTTCACTCTGATTGCCAACAGCATGATGTCACTATCAGTGATACCCGAAGTGGTCGACTTTGAAGAATTGAAAAGGCTGTGGTTCGTGGGTGACGACGTTCTCTTCTTCGCAAGGAAGTTTGCTTTCAACGAAAAGAAAATAGCCGAAATGAAAGTTAAGTGGGGCTTGGAATTGAAACAAGAGAAGATGGCCGTTCCGACGTTTTGCAAATACCTTGTAACCGACGGGGGAGTTTACCCTGACGTGGTCCAAATGGCAGCAAGTGTGTTGGGTCGAGATTTTGCCGAACAACAGCTCTTTGAAGAATATCAGGTTTCGGTCAAAGATAAACTACAGGAAGTTGAAAATGAGTTCGATTGTGCCAATGCTTGCGGAGCGGCGGTTTTTGTTTATGGGAACAAAGTTCAGATCATGAAAATGAAAGCACTTTTAGGATTTGTGAGAAAGTTCTCGAATATGACTTGGAATCAGTTTTGCGCCGCTTCAGATGAGTTTGATTTACATACAAAGGTGGTAATAGCTAGTGAGGATTTGCGGCAAGGAGTAGATCGATTGAACAAGAACATTTTCTCGAGGAGAGAAATCGACAATCCTGAAGTGAACAACATTCTGATCGAAAAACGAAAAGATGGATACAATTTCAAGAGTTTTGGCAAGAAACATCGACAGAGCAGCAAAGGCCCTGCAGACGCCCGGACCGAGCAAGTTGGAAATGTGGGTGACGATGAAGGAGATTCACTCATCGCTAACAAAGGCTCTAAAAGCCTACAACCCGGAAGTTGTTCCACAGCAACTCACCCTAAGATTCAGGGTTCAAGTGCTTGTAAACACTCTGCCGAGAGTGGCCGACAAACTGGCCAAGGAGAGTGCTGTGCGCATGCTCAACGAGCTGCGGCAGATGGGGTTGACCATCAACGAGGTCACCAAAACGGCTGGGCCGCCCCACGATCCATTGTTCTCTATCAAGATGACCTTGGAGATGGAAGAGATCACGGTGGATGCTGCCGCCGAAACGACGACAAAGCGAGGAGCGCGAGTGGAAGCGGCATTTATGCTGCTAGCTTCTCTCCGGAAAGAATTGGAGGAATGATTGAGTTCCACGATTGGTGCATGGCACCGGATTGCTCTGATTGCGAGCGCAGAGCAGAAAAAGAAACGCTTATTTAGACCCTTCAGGGCCGACTTCATTTTAC